GCAAGCCTGATGGGGATGACAGATCAGGAATATGCCCGAAACAAATCCGCCTTGATCAAAGAAGGCAAGTTGAATTGATTGGAGATACCGAAATGAAGAATGTTGAAGCTGCAAATCGTCGCGAGGTTCGTCCATCGCTGCGTGAAGACGATCCAAGAGCCTTGGCCGCGCAGCGTGCGGCGGAAATCCGTGGCAATTCGTCCCCGCTCGACGATGGGGTGGATGAATTTGCTGCGCCACCTGCTCCGGACGGTTGGTCGTATGAATGGAAGCGCAAATCCTCGATGAATATGGAAGACCTTTCGCATATGAACCATGTTCGGCGAATGGGTTGGACGCCTGTTCCGGTTGAACGCCATCCGGACATGATGCATGTTGGAGCGGAAGGTTCCATTGAAAGAAAAGGTATGCTTTTGATGGAGCGGCCTGAAGAAATCACGCTCGATGCTCGGGCGAAAGATTTGCTCATGGCTCGCCGTCAGGTAAAAATTAAAGAAGGCCAGCTTACATCCTCGGATGGACTGCTTGGTCGCGATGACTCGAAAATGGCTCCTAAACTTAAGAAAAGTTACGAGCCAATGCCGATCCCGAACGATTGATAATTAAAGGGGCAGAAAATAAAAACATCTGCCCCTTTTCATTTGCATTTTTTCAGGCATAATACCCAATAGTCTTCCCTCGGTGTGGAAGATTCGAATTTTTCCCGTTTCACAGTCGCCTCGGTGTGCGATGATGGAAACTCTCTGAGAGGAGAATCCCGTCATGGCAAACACTGCTGCCTATTTCGGTTTCACGCAGTATCAGGGTGGCGCAGGTGGAGCTCCGACTTTTGCACAGTCGACTCGCCGAATCGCTTCTGGTAACACGACACCCATTTACACTGGCGACCCCGTTATGCCTGTTGTTAGCACTGCTAACGGCTACATAACTCAAGGTGCCGCTGGTACAACCCGTCTTGATGGTATTTTTGTTGGTTGCAAATACCTCAACACTTCCCTCGGTCGTACCGTATTTTCACCATACTGGCCTGGATCTGGAGCAACTGGTGACGTAGAGGCTTACGTCATTGATGATCCAAGCGTAAGGTTCCTCGTTCAGACGAGTTTTGCTGGCGCACCGATGACTGGCACAGCGACCACGATGACTTCGGGCATCATTGGTCAGTACGCACAGTTCACAATCGGTTCAGGCAATACCTCAACAGGTCGTTCAGGTGCATACCTTTCTTCCGTCGCTACAACCGTCACGTTCCCATTCATTGTTGTTGATTACCAGATTAGCGGTAGCAACGGCGGTGATCCAACAACCCAGTACTGCAATGTCATCGTAGGATTCAATAACGAAATCTTCCGGTCGAACGGTGCAGGCCCAACTGGCATTAGCTGAGGAGTAAGGTATTATGGCTGTTAATCTCTCACAGATCAGAGACCTTCTCCTTCCAGGTCTCCGTGGCGTCGAAGGCAAGTACGAGATGATCCCATCTCAGTACGACAAGATCTTCACAAAGCACGATTCAAAAATGGCTCTCGAGCGTACCGCTGAAATGCGCTACCTCGGCCTTGCGCAGCTGAAGACCGAAGGTGGTCAGACTGCATTTGATTCGGGTGCTGGTGAACGGTTCATCTACAACCAAGAGCACACTGAAATCGCTCTCGGTTACGCGATCACCCGTAAAGCAATCGATGACAACCTCTACAAGACCCAGTTCCAGCCATCCAACCTCGGCCTGACGGAATCTTTCCACCAGACCAAGGAAATTTATGGCGCGAACGTTTTGAACACAGCAACGACCTACAACGCTTCGATTGGCGGTGACGGTGTGGCACTTTGCTCCACGGCGCATCCAATTGACGGCAGCACCGTCGCAAACACCCCATCGGTTCAGGTTGACCTCAATGAAGCAACGCTCTTGAATAGCATGATTGCTATTCGGACGAACTTCAAAGATCAGGCCGGATTGAAGGTGTTCGCACGTGGTCGCAAGCTCGTCGTTCCTCCTCAGCTTGAGCCAGTCGCAATTCGTTTGACGAAGACCGAACTGCGTCCAGGTACTGCGGACAACGATGTGAACGCGATCATGACAACGGCTGGTGGTCTCAGCGAAGGCTACATGGTTAACGACTTCCTCACCTCCGCTTATGCTTGGTTCTTGCTGACCAACATTGACGGTCTGTCGTACATGGAACGTATCAAGTTCGAAACCGATATGCAGGTTGACTTCGTTACTGACAACCTGTTGGTCAAGGGCTACGAGCGTTATTCCTTCGGTTACTACAACTGGCGTTCGATCTTCGGCTCATTCCCAACCTCGTAATCCATAGGAGACTGCAACATGGCTATTTCAGCATTCTCTGGTCCCGTAATCTCCTTTGGTCAGAACACCATTGGAAACGTGACGGATTACAACCCACAGCTTGGCCCATCCCTCTTTTGGGGTGGGGTAGGCCGGATTGACCCTCGTCCTAACTTCAACTACGTCCCAGGACAAAACTACGGTGCGTTTACTGCTGGTTTTGCAACCTCGGATACACAGACCATCAGTGCCGCTCCTTACGCGCTTGGCTCTGCTGCGATTGCAGCAGCCGCAGCAACTACGGCCAACACAGCGATGACACTTGTTTCGGCAAACTCGACGACAACAGGTGTTTCAGTCAACGCATCGTGCATCAACTACAATACTGGTGTAACAGCGACTGGCCTTTTGCTGCTTGATGGTTTCACATCCTTCACGGGTGTGGTGGCAAGTAGCATCCTGACAGCATCGTCCGTGACTGGGGCGATTACGATCGGGATGACACTGACTGGAACTGGCGTAAATTCTGGAACTACCATCGTGAACCAGCTTACTGGTCCTCCTGGTGGAGCCGGAACTTATACTGTTGCTGGGGACGATACTGTTGGTTCCACAACAATAACGGGACAAGCCGCCTTGGGACCAAACGCTTTTGGTCAACCCTTCGGCGATACTAATTCCGTTTATCTCTGGAACCCACAGGCTCTTGTTGCTCGGGCGGTTAGTATTGTTCCAGTTTCGAATACAACAACGGCAGCAGTTATCTTTACTGTTTCTGGTTACGACATTTATGGCGTACCAATGAGTGAAGCAATTACTGTCCCGACAAGCACGACGACAGCGACCACGACCAACGGCAAAAAAGCATTTAAGTATATTGCTTCTGTAACACCTGACGTTACAAATGCAATTACTTATAGCGTTGGCACAACGGATATTTTTGGTCTCCCACTTCTCTCTAATTTCTTCAGCGACGTAGCCATAAACTACAACGCTGCTGCGATCACAGCGACTACGGGATACGTTGCGGCAGTGACCACAAGTCCTGCAACAACAACCACAGGTGATGTTCGTGGAACCTACGCCGTGCAATCAGCGACAGACGCAACAAAACGGCTTGCCATTCGTCAGTTTGTTCTTCCAGCCAATATGGGTTCCACTGCGGGCCTGTTCGGTGTAACCCAAGCATAAGGATTAGGGCCATGAAGGGTCATAAGGGTAAGATGAATTCCCCTAAGAAAGGGAATTTTGCAATGGACAAGGCTCCGTCCGACGTTTACGAAGGCGGTTCTTCGAACGTCGTGAAGGAAGCCAAGGCCAAGAAGCATGGCGGCAAGGCAATGGGCGGCAAATCAATGCCTCGCGCTGACCGGATGCCACGCAAGGCTGGTGGACGCACGGGTTCGAACATGAACCCACTTTCGTCTGCCCACGCAGGAACGGCTCCAAAGGGCCGCTCTGGCATGCAAATGAACTAAAAAGTCGGGGGAGCTTCGGCTCCCCCTTCTCCTTCAACCTTGGGGTTTCGCATGACGCTCAAAAAGTATCAAAATCCTGAAGGTGGTTTGAATGAGCGAGGCAGAGCAGCAGCTCGCGCCGAAGGTCACAACCTGAAAGCTCCGACCAAAGATGCGGACAATCCGCGTCACAAAAGTTTTTGCGAGCGCATGACTGGCATGAAACGTAAAATGACAGGTGCTGCCACTGCCGCCGATCCTGATAGTAGGATCAATAAATCTCTCAGGAAATGGGGTTGCTAAAATGACCGTTACAGCTTGGTCGATCACACAGTCTGGCCGTTATGAGCCATTTGAGCTTCAGGTGTCGCGCGGCCAGATCACTTGGCACGAGACGGTGTTTAAATTTGGCCTCAACCTTGATGTTGGAACAACATTTGAAACAATATGGACCGGAAGCACACTGTACAGCTACCTTTCTGCGGCTTCTGTCCTAAAAATATCAAGTGCAAGCGCAGATGACGCATCAGGCGGAACTGGGGCAAGAAGTGTTGCTATTTACGGCCTTGACGCTAATTATAATGAGATCAGCGAGTCTGTTTTGTTAGATGGTCAAACGTCGGTCAATACTGGAAATAGTTACCTTCGTATTACAAGGATGTTTGTTACCACAGCGGGTTCTGGTGGGACGGCAGCAGGAATTATCTATGCAGGAACCGGAACTGTAACTTCAGGTGTACCCGCCAATATTTATGCTCAGATTTTGGTTGGATACAATCAAACGGCAATGGCTCTTTGGACCGTTCCGTCTGGGTACACCGCTTATATGAGCGGATATACAATTTTGTCTGGCATCACCACAGCCAATACTGTTTTTACGGGAGCGTTGTTTATTCGTGAAAATGGCGGGGTATTCCGTCTTCAATCGAGCATCAAAGCGGGCAGCGGCGGTGGCCACGACCATACGTTTAATACTGCGCTGCGTATTCCGGAGAAAACAGATATTGAGTTACGTGCTGCGTCCAGTACAGCGGGAGCTTCTGCAACAGGCGAAATGCAGATCATCTACATAAAGAATGACGCCAGCATCTAAGAGGGTCAGATGACAACGAGCGGCACATACGCATTCAATCCGTCGCTCGGTGAGTTGACGCTTTATGCGTTCAACCTCTGCGAGGTGCGGAACACGGCAATTGTTCAAGAGCATATGGAATCGGCCCGTATGGCCTCCAACATGGTTCTGAGCAATTGGTCGAACCGTGGCGTAAACCTTTGGTGCGTTGATCTTATCACGGAGCCGTTGATCGAGGGACAGTCGGTTTATACGGTTGATCAAAACACAGTCATGATTTTGGATGCTTACGTCCAGATTGACAATGGTGACGGCAATCCGATCGACCGCATCATCCTCCCTATCAGCCGCAGTGAATATGCGTCCTACCCGAACAAAGAACAGCAAGGTTTCCCGACGACTTATTGGTTCGATCGGTTGATCTCGGCAAACCGTTCGACCGGATCGGCTGGACCTTCGGTCACCATTTGGCCTGTTCCGGACGGCACGAGCGCACAAAACCTGAAATATTATTGCGTCCGTCAAATTCAGGACAGCGCATTGACAAATGGTCAAACGGTCGAGATCCCCTATTTGTGGATGGAGGCATATGCCTACGCGCTCGCGCAGCGGCTCGCTATCATCTGGAACCCGCAGAAGGCAATGGTGCTGAAGCCATTGGCGGACGAGGCATATGCGGTTGCGGCGGAACAAAACGTCGAGCAAGCACAGCAGTACATCTCTCCAATGATTGCAGGGTACTTCAGGTGAGACCTCATGGCCGCGCATCAGTATCGTCGAGAAGCCCTCAAGCGTTCGCAATTTGCGATCGTTGCGGCTTTTTGTACAATCATTCGCGGCTTCAATGGCAGTTCGACTTCGCTGGCGCGAGCCTGATCAACAAGCGGATCCTCGTTTGCAACTCTTGCAATGACACTCCGCAGAACCAACTCCGTGCGATTATTATTTCTGCGGATCCGGTTCCAATCCAGAACCCTCGTACGCAAGATTACGCCACGGCGGAAACCGACTTCATTACGATCTCGGAGGCAACGGTTTACGACCCATTCACGGGCATTCCGATCCCGACGACCACGAAAATCGTCAACGAGGATGGCACTTTTCCAAACACTCAAGTGCTCGGACCACCAATAGGGCTTGATCAAAACGCAATTATGCCGTTAAATGGAACCGTTGAGTACGGAGTGATTTTGTCTCCGTTGTCCGTTATATCGACAGGGACGCGCACCGTGACCATGACATTTTCTTCAGCTCACGGATTGGCTACGGACGACCAAGTCGCTGTCAATGGGTTGTCCAACAATAACGCAGATGGTTTTTACAGCGTCACGGTGGGCTCGGCAACGCAGTTCTCCTATCA